TTGCTTTTTATACGATTGATGAAGAAAAGCAGACTATAATCATAGTCCGATTTCTCTATCAGAAAAGTAACTGGACTTCCATTCTTCGACAGGGATTTTCCCTCATTTAAGGAATCTGTTTTTATGCAGGTTCCTTTTTAGTGCATACAGGCAACGGCGAAATCCTCTCCCCCGCAGTTAAGGAAAGAAATGCGGTAATCCTCAGGGGGGGGCGGCTTGGCTGGTTTCCGTCAATATAGCGATTACAGCGGCGTGTCCTGCCCACCTTTGTTCCCCTCTACGGACATAAACGGAAAATGCCAAACGCTCATTTGGATTTTTCATCACTACTACGGCAGGCAAGCCCATTTCGGGCAAACTTCCCCATCACTCACTACTACAAGGGAACGAGGCGTTTTGCCAAAAATGGTAGCAAAAAACGCCACGGATTTTCAAAAATCTGTGGCATTGCTGTTTGGAGCAGTATTCAATTTTAGTCTCCCGTTCCCTCTTTTTGGTAAAAGAAAAGGACAACCGATTTTGGCTGTCCTGTGAAAATGTGTATTATGTTGTATTATGTAAGATTGACAAGATTAAATTTGAAGATCATTCTTCTACAAAGTATCTGTATGCAGCGGCTTCAAGCTCTCCACATTCGTTAAGCAAGTTGCCATTTTCATCATAAAGCTTATAGGTAATTTGAGTATTACCTAACGACGCTTCTCCGTCCAATCCAAGCAACAAAGTATAGTAATTTTCTTTTAGTACCAAATTCAATAGATCATACAAATCATCTTTTGATATACCTTGTTCAGTTATTGCACTGATTTTTTTGCCGACAACTGATGAAGAATTAGGATTGAAGTATTCGGCTAAAATGGTTTTCTTTTCTTCATAGCATAATTTAACAAATTGTTCTCCTGTCATTTTTATACTCCCCATACCGTAGTGTAAAATATATATTTATATTTCATTCTGTCGGAACTATTATAGCACATAGATGTGAAATTTTCTACCGTCTTTCCCCCATAATGGGCGGGAGCGACAGCACTTTAGTCTGTCGCTCCCTTGATTGCCACAAAAGCAGGACGGGCGGCGGCTGTCATATGGCGGTGCAGTATGCGCCGTTCATTTTACCCTTGACGGCTGCCGCCTGTTCTGCTATCTTCCCTCGGCTGTACGGAATAGCGGCGTGACTGACTGTCCTTGTCCTTTTTTGTTGTTGCTTCTTTATTAACCATGATCATTAGCTCCTGGATTGTCGTTACCATAACCTTCCAGTAAGTTAATCGCTCCCCAAATTCCAAGACCTGCTCCAAGAGCAATTACTAAAGTCTGCAATACTGTTACTGCTGAGTTAAAAAATGCCATAAAGATTTCCTCCTTGATTTGCCCGCCTACGTGGTCGTGCTAATTAAATAAAAAAGACCTTTCTACTCTCAGCATGTGCACCTGCGGGGAGAGAAAGGCATAAAAATATCCCAGTCTCTGATGGATACCAGTAACTGGGATATGTAAATATATTAACTGAGCAATTTCTGTATTCGTTCATAATAGTGTGCAAACAAATCCTTGTCCAATCTTAACTCTAATAATATTTCTTTCAATTTAGGATGTAATTCTATGCTTTCTGCATCTATACTGTTCTCAATAAGGAAAAATGCTGTTAATCGATTCATTCTTATTTCACTTCCAGCCATCTCTTGTGTTAAGCTGATATACAACTCATTATAGTTTTGATTATGCATATTAGAAAAGAGGTTACCGGCAGCAAATGTTAAGTTACGCTTTCCCAAGAATTTCTGACAGATCTTTCAGAGTATCTTTCTCTTTTTCTCCCAAAAACAGGATTGTGTCGCAGTTTCCTTCAATGGTCGATGCGTTGCCCTTATACAGAGCCTTTAGCTGTGACTTTTGACTGCAAAATAATAGAAGCTGATATTTCCCGGCTACGAATGGTAGCAATCAGCTTCTCAAACTGTGGAATCTGCCCGATGTTTGCAAATTCGCCCAGTAAGCACCGGACGTTAATCGGCAGTCTCGATGCATTTATGACCTTAAAAATAAGCTCGTCAACACAATCCGTATATCTGCCTTGCTGAATAAGCTGATTTTTTAACTCTACAAGGCTATGTATCAAAAGTTTTCTTTCGTGGCTATCCAAATACAGATGATTAAATTTATCTCTCATAAGCACACCTCCACTTCTTTAGCTTCATTATATTTGAAAGCAGGGGAAAGGACAAATCTGCAAAAAGGGACAAAAAAATAAGCGTACCACTATTTCTAATGATACGCTTATCGTATTTAACTGTTAATCAAGGTCTATGAATACCCTTACAGTGGTATCTCTCCACTGATTTTTCCTTACATACTATCCGTTAGCCTTTCGATAGGCTGCTGCCTGCTCGAAACTAAGCGGCAATTCATCGGAAAGAGAACTCCTACCTATTTGCGATGAATGCCTGTATTTCTATTGATATATGAAGTCCTTAGCAATGAACTTTATATATAAACTTTTTCAATATAATCATCGCTTATTAATCTGAGAAAGAATTTCCCTGCACTCTCCAAAAGTATGAATAGTATAATCTGGAATATATCCATTTTCTTTCCACTCATTTTTATATTGTTGCTCTCGCTGGAAATCTTCTTCTTTCCAATGTGATATAGCTACCAATTTACTATATAGGTCCCGAATATCGTCTCTCGGAAAATCACACCATATTGATGTAATACCAGCTTGTTTTGCCATCATCATGTCTTTAGATAAACTATCTCCAATATACACTGCTTCACATACAGAAACTTTCTCCCCACAACAAATTTCTTTTAATACCTCTGCATTAGGTTTCTTGCCATGTACTATATGTGTTTTGGGAGATGATGGAATAGTATCGGGGCGCTTATACAAACTATCAGATACGTATACCTCCTTAAAATAATTATCAATCCCTAATTTCTTTAATCGATAAAAACCATTTTCTTCTGCTGACTCAGTATATGCAACAACCATTATATTATTGTCATAAAAAAATTTTAAAGTCTCTTCTACTCCCGGATACAATTTTAATAACTTTTTACGAGTAGAATTAAATTTATGAAAAGCAGGGTTAAGTTCAATTTTGACTTGTTCATCAGAAATTCCACAATATTTCTTTTTAACAGATGGGAGGTTCAAAGTTGCAAATGGATACTCAACACTTCCTACTTCTTGATGAATTGCTTTATATTCCTCCAACAGTTTCTCTTGAGGCACGTTAATTAATAGAGATAGCTCCTGTACCATATCATAAAAAGCTGGTATAAAAAAGCCAATCCATGAGTATAATGTATCGTCCAAATCTGTAATTACTAGCTTTATCATCTATTATCCTCCATCTAATTTTATATTGGTATACGCAATGTTTGAACACATTTATCTGTTTCAGTGTTATCAGCATATATTCTAAAAAATTTCAACTCAATATGATCATTGCAAAACGTCAATGTAGAAAACTTATTTTCACAATTAAAAGCTCCTGTCCCTCCCATTCCAATAACGTATATATTTTTCATTCTATCTTCATCAATTTCATAAATGCTGTTATCAAAATGCCCTATTTTAGAAACAAAGGATTGATGCTTATGCCCATGTAAAAGTAACTTAATGTCATATTTTGCTAACCACTGTACAAGACGCTCAGCATCATATACAACGCTACTTGGCTTTTTTACATCTACCTGCTCAACCAAACAAGTTGGCATATAATGATGGTGCATTATCACAATACGAACAGAATTTGTTTGAACATTTTCTTCCCATCCCATTTTATTTGCAACATACTCTAACTGTTTATCTGACAAAAATCCATGTCCCTCAAAATCCTTATATTGCTGTAAAATAAGACTATTTAAAGCTACTATTTCTACAGTTCGTCCTGTAGACATTAATAATCTACGCCCACATGCCATATATTCATTAGGATTCAAATTATGAATCGAACTATAGAACTCCTTATATGCACTGATACTATCTGGGTTTTCTGAAACCATCTCAGGAACTCCATTTCCAAGCATCTCATTTTTACGCACAAAATCATGATTACCAGGGCAAAAAATTATATTTTCAGATATAAGTTTTCTTGTAAGATTCCTATTCAAATCAACAATAAATTCTTCTGCCTTGGTGAAACCCTCTGGATTTCCAAGTGATGTGATATCTCCTGTTATTATCAAGCCTCCCACTTTGTTAAGGTCATTATATGTTCAGGATAATGCTTCCTTCTATTGTGAAATCATTTTATAGGAGGTTATTTCATGGCTACAATTTTGACATCCAGCCAGCAGACCTTTGTGGATATTACTGACCAAAGAAAGCTGTCGGCATATATTACTTCAAATCTTCCTAAGACACAGAGCGAAGACCCGAATACTCTGCCACATGAATATGCACCTAGCTGGGCCACGACTAATCTTGTATTGACTCCGGTTATCTTTCTTGACCAGACAAACATCTCTTTGACCGCTACCGGTGTAACAATCTCATGGAAGCGTAAAGATGGCGTTGCTGCTGAGACATCACTTACATCTGGAGAATCTGTCAACAAGGGCGTTCTTACAGTTAATACAAATAAGCTAGCTGCTTCTGATTCCGGCATGATTACTTACATCTGCTACATCAGCTACTACGATTCTGAAACCAAGAATACCGTCAACATCTCTGCTGATATTACTTATACCTTGGTGAAGAATGCAACCAATGCAAGACTTGCATACGTTACAGCGGATACTTATGTGTTCAAGTACGACACCTCTTCAACCTTAGTTGGTGCTTCTCAGGCCACTCTTACTGCACAGGTTCAGGGTGTGACTATCAGCAAATGGCAGTACAAGAACAGCTCTGGCAACTGGGCAGATTATCCTACCACATCTGATAATACAAACATCACTGGTGGAACATTGGTGGTCAAGCCTACTCACGCAGTATTCGTAGACAATGTGGCTCAAATCAAGCTTGTCACAAGCGATTCTGATGTATTTGATACTGTAACCATCACTAAGATTTATGACGGTGCCAAGGGCGATAAAGGTGCTACAGGTTCTGCAGGAAGCGGTGGTATTTCTATTGTTTTAGGAAACGAAACTCAGGCAATAGCATGTACCTCTGCAGGTAAAACATCTGCTGCATCAACTATTTCAATTCCATTTACCGGATATGTTGGTATCACGCAAACAGCTTGTACTTGTGCTGTTGGAACACTACCTACAGGCATCACACTTAAAACAAATACTGCTGCGACTGCTACAGCTGCAGGCTTGATTGAATTATCCGTCGCTGCATCTTCTGACCTTGGTGGAACTGCAGTACTTACAGGTAATATTACTCTTACATTTACAATCTCAGGAAAGACCGCTACTAAAGTATTTACTTGGACGAAATCCAAAGCTGGAAGCAACGGTACTTCAGCAGTTGTTTTCTCTGTATACGCACCTAATGGAACTATCGTACAGAACCAGTCTGGAAAGCTTACGCTGGCCACTTCTGCATATAGCGGAACTACTGCTATCACCAGTGCAACTTATCAGTGGGCTAAATATGTGAACGGCACATGGACAAACATCAGCGGCGCTACCGGTTCCACCTTGGAAGTCTCTGGCGCAGATATTATCAACATCCAGTCCTACCGCTGCACGATGACATACTATAACAAGAACTATGTGGATGTTATCACCGTTGAAGATAAATCTGACCCTTACGTATCAGAGATGCTTTCCATCGGTGGATTTACTGTTAAGAACAATCTTGGTGGTCTTGTTCCTTACATCATCGTCAGAACCAACCAGCAGGAAGTGGATGCTCTTCTTGGCATTATCAGTGAGACAGCTCCTTCCAGTCCGAAATCCGGTGATTTCTGGTACAAGATTGACCATAGCGCTAAGTCCGTAACGCTTATGAAATATAGCGGTTCTGCATGGGCTAATGCCACAGAAAAGCAGAGCCTTACTTACACTTGGTATGCACAGGATAAGGACGGAAAAGAAATAACATTCACAAAGACTGGAAAAGTTATCTATCTTTCTGCAGCTGATATCGATAGCTTACTTACTTTACAGTGTGATGTTTCCAACTGATGGGAGGTGTAATGAATGGCGCTATTAACTTCATGCCAGCACACCTTCCAAAGCGTGGTGGCTTATGAGGATGCTTTAGATGATGTAGAAATCCTGAAAATTCAGGTGCATGACTGCTACTCAGAAATTGCGAAAACTGCAGATGAAATTACCAGTACCGTTCATGATACCTACATTGAAAAGACTCAGTTAGAAACCATTCAGAAAGATTTCCAGTCTAGCATTACTCAAAACAGCAGCGAAATCCGTATGGACTTTACTGCTATTACTGATGAGATAAAAGGAAACGTAGCTTATAACCAAGAGCTTCTGGAAGAATATATCCGATTCAAAGGTGCCCTTATTGAGCTTGGCAGAGTTGGTAATGCCTTCACTGCCGAGCTGTCCAATGTGGAACTTGCCTTCAAGGAGAACGGTCAGAAAATCGCTTTTATTTCAAATAACAGTTTGGTTATCACCAATGCAGAAATACGAAACAAATTATCTCTTGGAAACGAGACCAGAGGCTGGTTCGACTTTATTCCAAGAGCAAATGGCAATCTCTCCATCAAATGGCGAGACCCTGCATCTTAAGGAGGAATGATTCATGGCTAAAAGCGGAAGCATAACAACAAATGAAAGTCACGGTCGTTCCGTGAAATTATCTTGGTCATTATCAAGTCAAAGTGTAGAAAACAATCAGTCTACATTATCTTGGTCTATTACTGGTGCAGGTTCTGCCAGCGGCTGGGTTATGACTGGTGGCTTTAAGGCTGTCATTAACGGAACAACCGTTTATTCAACTTCAATAGATACAAGAATCCAGTTATACAATGGTACGTCTGTAGCATCAGGTACAACTAAAATCACACATAACGCAGACGGAACAAAGTCTTTTAGTTTGAGTATTGAAGCAGGTGTTTACACTTACGCAGTCAGCGTTACTGCCAGTGGTACACATACCCTTGATACGATTCCACGAGCATCAACCGTATCCGCAACCAATGCAAATATGGGTTCAGCATCTACGATTACGATTACAAGAGCATCCTCTTCGTTTACGCATACTTTGACATATTCCTTTGGAAGCACCACAGGAACTATCGTTTCCAAGACAACTTCAACATCCGTATCGTGGACTCCTGCTCTTACACTTGCAAATCAGATACCAAATGCTGTATCCGGAACTTGCACCATCACTTGTGATACTTATAATGGCTCAACGAAAATTGGCTCCAAAACTTGTACGCTGACCTTGACAGTACCAACTTCGGTAAAGCCCACAATGACAAGTGTTACTGCCACACGTGTTGATGGTGATGTTCCTGCAGCATGGGCCATCTATGTTCAAAACAAATCAAAAGCAACCGTTAAAATCAATGGCGCAGCTGGTGCTTATGGTTCTACGATATCTTCCTACTCTATTTCAGGTGGCGGATATTCAAGTACAGCATCCAGCTTTACAACCGGATTCCTTACTTCTTCAGGAACCATTACTTTCACTGCTAAAGTTACGGATTCCAGAGGTCGAGTTTCTGATGCAAAAACCGTCCGCATAAGTGTTATTGCTTACTCTGCTCCATCTTTTACAAGCTATCTTTCGCAGAGAGCCACCAGTGCTGGTGTTGTGAATGACGATGGTACATATATCCGTGGTCTTATTTCTTACAGCTACGCTTCATGCAGCGGTAAGAACACTGTAACTTGTGCAACATATTATAAAAAATCCTCGGCAAGTTCGTGGACAAATGCTAATAAGAGCTTTTCTTCAGGAACTGCATTCACCTTTGGTGGCGGTGCAATTTCAACAGAAAGCTCCTATGATGTCAAGTACACCATTACCGATGCTTTCACCACTGTAACAATTCTTGATATGGTCTCAACCGCAACTGTATTGATGGACTTCAAAGCTGGTGGAAAAGGCATCGCAATTGGTAAAGTGTCAGAAAAAGACAAAACTCTTGAAATAGCGGATTCATGGGAACTTGAAGTGCACGGAAAGAAGCTAATCGACTATATCTATCCTATTGGCAGCATCTATCTAAGTGTGAATTCGACTAGCCCATCCACGTTGTTCGGCGGTTCGTGGACACAATTAAAAGACAGATTTTTATTGGGTGCTGGTTCAACATACTCGTCAGGAGCAACTGGTGGTGCAGCAACTCATAAATTATCGGTTGCTGAAATGCCCAGCCATGCACACGATACGCCATTTTTTAACAACATGACAAATAACGGTGAAATGAAATCTGACTTTATTGGTGTATTTGGTAAAGGCGTTACTGCTAGCCAAGCTCTTAAAGATACCGGTCAAACATCCACTATGGAAATGTGGTGGATAAACCAAACAAACACTGCAGAAGGAAATGAATGGGCATATTTAACTTCTGCGAAAGGTAGTGGTTCTGCTCATAACAACATGCCACCTTACCTTGTTGTATATATGTGGAAACGAACCGCATAAATCAATTTGGAATCAAGCATCTCTTCGGAGGTGCTTTTTTCATACCAATTTACAGAAATGGAGGACTCAAACATGAAGGAATTTTGGAACACAATCCAGCTCATCTTCACAGGCATTGGCGGCTGGCTTGGCTACTTTCTTGGTGGCTGGGACGGACTGCTTTATGCACTTATTGCCTTTGTGGTAATCGACTATCTCACTGGTGTCATGTGTGCAATCAGTGACAAAACGCTTTCTAGCGAAGTCGGCTTCAAAGGTATCTGTCGCAAGGTGCTTATTTTCTTGCTTGTTGGAATTGCCCACATTCTTGATGTAAATGTTATCGGCTCAGGCGGTGTGCTTCGCACTGCAGTCATCTTCTTCTACATCTCCAATGAAGGCGTTTCTCTTCTTGAAAATGCAGCTCATCTTGGACTTCCGGTACCAGAAAAAATCAAGGTCGTTTTAGAACAGCTTCACGACCGCTCAGAAAGCAAGGAGGAATAAAACATGGCTTACACAAACAGCTCATTGGTATCCTATACCAAACTTAGTCCGAACCATTCCGGACAGAGAACTAATTCCATTGACCGCATCACACCACACTGTGTTGTTGGTCAATGCAGCGTTGAAACATTAGGTAGCATTTTCTACCCTACTTCAAGACAAGCCAGCTGCCAGTATGGTATTGGCTCTGATGGCAGAATCGGTATGTACGTTGAAGAAAAGAACCGCTCTTGGTGCTCTTCCAGCAATGCAAACGACCAAAGAGCAATTACTATTGAATGCGCCAGCGACACCACTGAACCTTACGCTATGAACAGCAAGGTTTATGATGCTCTTATCAAGCTTTGCGTTGACATCTGCAAGCGTAATGGTAAGAAGAAGCTTATCTGGCTTGGTGATAAGGACAAGACTCTTAACTACAATCCTAAGTCTGATGAGATTGTAATCACTGTACATAGATGGTTTGCCAACAAGTCCTGTCCGGGTAACTGGCTTTATGCTAGACTTGGTGACTTAGCAGCAAAGGTTACTGCTCAGCTTGCAGGAACTACCACTGCATCAGAATCTACTACTTCCGCTTTATATCGTGTCCGTAAGACTTGGTCTGACAGCAAGACCCAGAAAGGTGCCTTCAAGGAATTAAGCAATGCTAAGAAGTGCGCTGACGATAATGCTGGCTACAGCGTATTCGATGAAAAAGGAACTGTAGTATATGTCGGTAAAAATACTGCAGCAAAGAAGACTGTATTAGAACTTGCCAAGGAAGTTATTGCAGGCAAATGGGGTAACGGTCAGGATAGAAAGAACCGTCTTACCGCTGCCGGTTATGATTACACCGCTGTACAGAATAAAGTAAATGAATTATTGAAGTAATTTGATGCCCATTGGAGTTTCGTGCTCTGATGGGCATTTTTTATTGTCTTTTCTCCGCTCAAAATCGTCGCTTATCTCCAGTGGGAAAGTGAAGGCATAGCTTTCAGATTGGAGGATATTATGAATCAAACTGAAAACAAGTCTGTTCTAAAAACTACAGACATTGCATCTCACTTAAAACTGGAGCCTACTCCACTTACAGATATTGAATTGCAGCGTGATTATGATTATTTCAGAGCACAGGAAGTCGCAAAATCAATGCTGGATTCTGGACTTATTTCCTTGTTGGAATTCAACAAATTAACGCTCCTTAACCGCCAAACATTCTCTCCGCTATATGTAGAAATAATGCCGGAAATAACTTGATAAATACAGCTTTTAGAGTGATGTATATACACTGACGAAGGGAGGTGAACTACCGTGAAGAAGGTTACAAAAATCGATAAAGTACAGAATGTAACTAGCAAAAAACAGAAGCTTCGCGTAGCTGCTTATTGTCGTGTTTCCACCAGCAATGATGCACAGCTTGAAAGCTTAGAAACACAAAAGGCCCACTACGAAAGCTACATTACTTCTCGTGATGACTGGCAGTTCGCTGGTCTATATTTTGATGAAGGTATCACCGGCACCAAAAAGGATAAACGTCCAGAGCTTATGCGCCTGATGCAGGATTGCGCTGCAAAGAAGATAGACTTTGTTATCACCAAGTCCATCAGCCGATTCTCAAGAAATACAACCGACTGCTTGGAACTGGTAAGAAAGCTGCAGGAACTGGATGTTCCAATCTACTTTGAAAAAGAAAATATCAACACCGGCTCAATGGAAAGCGAACTGTTCCTTACAATCCTAAGTTCAATGGCCGAGGGTGAATCCACATCTATTGCCGAAAATAGCAAGTGGTCAATTAAAAAGCGATTCCAGAATGGAACCTACAAACTCAGTTATGCACCTTACGGATACCGCTGGGATGGACGTACACTTCGCATTGTTCCTGAACAGGCTGAAGTTGTAAAACGCATCTTCGCCGATGTTCTTTCCGGTAAAGGAACCGATGCCATCGCTAAAGAGCTTGATGATGAGGGTGTTCCAACCAAACGTGGTGGCAAATGGACATCAACCAGTGTCAGAGGCATTCTTGCTAACGAGAAATACACCGGCGATGTTATTTTCCAGAAAACCTATACTGATGACTCCTTCAACAGACATACAAACAAAGGTGAGCTTGATATGTATTACGTAGCTGACCACCATGAAGCGATTATCAGTAAAGAGGATTTTGAAGCCGCAGGACTTTTGATATCACAGCGAGCTGCCGAAAAAGGCATCAAGCGTGAAAGCCAAATATACCAACAGCGCTATGCATTCTCTGGGAAAATCATTTGCAACGAGTGCGGTGATACTTTTAGAAGAAGAATGCACTCCAGCACCTACGGCAAATACGTAGCATGGTGCTGCAACACCCATCTGGCAGATAAAGATAAATGCTCCATGATGTTTCTCAGGGATGACGATTTGAAAGTAGCATTCGTTACCGTTCTTAACAAACTAATCTACAGCCACAAGCTAGTCTTGAAACCTTATGCTGCTGCACTTCAGAACAATTCCGGCGATGAGAATCTTATCAGAATTCAGCACTTAGAGCGCCTTTTGGAACAGAATACAGAACAGCGAGAAACCTTAACCAGATTAATGGCTCAGGGTTATATCGACCAAGTTTTGTATAACAGCGAAACAAACGCCCTTCTTACGCAGGCTAACACCTACAGAGAGGACATTGAAGTTATCAATACCACCATGAGCGGTGACAGTTCAAGGTTCTTTGAAGCAGAACGCCTGCTCCACTTTGCAGAACGTGGGGCAATGCTGGAAGAATACAGCGAAGATTTATTTGAGAGATTTGTAGACCACATTCAGGTGTATTCCAGACAGGAAGTCGGATTTGTCATGAAGTGTGGTCTTACTTTTAAGGAGATGATTTGATGGGACATACGCCACTTGGCTATCGCATCGAGAATGGCATCGCAGTTATCGATGAAGAAGCTGCAGCTAAGGTACGACAGCTATACAAGAATTACCTATGCGGTCTTTCACTTACGAATGCTGCTAAGGAAGCTGGAATCAATGCTCTTCACGCAGGTTCCAAGCGAATTATGCAAAACAAGCATTATCTCGGTGATGACTTTTATCCAACCATCATCGATAAAGAAACCTTCATTGCTGCAGGTAGAGAAATCAGGCGCAGGTCAGCCAAACTTGGTCGCAATGATAGATTCAAAGAAACACCTGAGAAGAAGGCTCCGATACTCTTCCGCTTCGGCGATATCACAGAGTATTTTGACAATCCAGTAAAACAGGCTGAGTACTTATACAGCCTTATAGAAAGCGAGGTTATTTGATGGGAAATGTAATGGTCATCCCTGCCAAACGACAAATTGGTAATACCGGTCGTAAGCAGGATGCAAAGCCTAAGCTCCGAGTCGCGGCGTACTGTAGAGTTAGTACTGACAGCGATGAGCAGGCTACAAGTTATGAAGCTCAGGTTGAGCACTATACAGAATATATTAAGAAGAACCCTGAATGGGAATTTGCCGGAATATATGCTGATGATGGTATTTCCGGTACTAACACAAAGAACAGAGAAGAATTTAACCGCATGATTGAAGATTGCGAAGCTGGTACCATCGACATGATTATCACAAAATCAATCAGCCGATTTGCCAGAAACACCTTAGACTGCTTGAAATACATCCGACAACTTAAGGAAAAGAACATCCCGGTATTCTTTGAAAAAGAAGCAATCAATACAATGGATGCCAAGGGTGAAGTTCTTCTTACGATTATGGCGTCTCTGGCCCAGCAGGAATCACAGTCCTTAAGCCAGAACGTAAAGCTTGGACTTCAGTTCCGATACCAGAATGGTCAGGTACAGGTTAACCACAACCGTTTCCTTGGATACACCAAAGATGAAGAAGGCAATCTCGTCATTGACCCGGAACAGGCTGAAGTTGTAAAAAGAATTTATCGAGAGTACCTTGAAGGCTGCAGCATGGATAAGATTGCTGCAGGACTTGAGGCGGATGGTATTCTCACCGGCGCAGGAAAACCACGATGGCATACAAGCACCATCAACAAGATTCTCCGAAATGAAAAATACATCGGTGATGCCCTTCTACAAAAGACTTACACCACCGATTTTCTTAACAAGACCAGAGTTAAGAATACCGGTATCGTTCCTCAGTATTATGTTGAAGGCAACCACGAAGCGATTATCCCTAGAGAGATTTACATGCGTGTACAGGAAGAACTGGTACGCAGGCGAGTGGTTAAGACCAGCGCTAATGGAAAGAAACGAAGTTACAGCTGCAATCACTGCTTTTCGCAGATTATCATCTGCGGCGACTGCGGTGAAATGTTCAGAAGAATCCATTGGAAGAACCGTGGCTGCAAGTCCATCGTCTGGCGCTGCATCAGCAAGCTAGAACCCACCGGCCTTGAATGCCACGCCAGAACCATCAACGAGCTTGACCTGCAGGAAATTGTTCTTACTGCCTTGAATGAGCTTCTTGGTGATAAATCCAAATACCAGAAGCAGCTACAGCAAAATATCGCGCAGGTCATCAGAGCTTCTGCTGCAATCACCACGGATGGTATTGATGAGAAGCTTATGGAACTTCAACAGGAGCTTGTTAAAAATGCCAATAACAAAGAAGCCTACGACGAGATTGCCGACCAGATTTTCGCACTTCGAGAAAAGCGCCAGCAAGCCTCAATGGACACGGTACAACGTGATGAACAGCTACAGCGCATCACAGAATTGCAGGATTTCATCAAAGACCAGTCTTCCGACCTTACAGTGTTTGATGAAGCACTTGTAAAACGCTGGCTTAAGCAAATTGTAATCTGGCCAACACACTGCACAGTAGAATTGAAATCCGGACTTAAGGTCGACGTTGAAAGATAGCCCAAGACGCACGAAACCCTCCCAGCCATGATGGTTGAGAGGGTTATTTTTTTATATCGTATGTACCGGTCTGACGGGAGTGTCGCCTACCTCTGGTAATAATTTACCGTCCAAATAATCGTCAAAATTAGAAAGGCAAGGAAAGGCCACTATTTCATCCTTATCTTGAAATTCTATTTCCAAAGGCTTAGAGGATACAAATAGAAAATGTGCATTTACGTTTCCTTCTGCCCCAATAAAGGCTTTCATTTTCTCAGGCTCTGACAAAACCAAATCATATCGGCCTCGACAATGTTCATAATATCCGTGCTCTTTAAACATTTTTTCATAATCGGATATAACTCCACTATTGTTTAAAGAATCTGAAAAGAACTTAGCTTCTATTAAAAATAGTTCATTAATTTCTTTTGCGTAGAACACTAAGTCAAAATCGCCATAATCAATTGCCTTCTGTCCAAATATTCTATTATAGCGAACATCAATTTCATCAAAATCTGCTTTGTAATGAGCTCGCAGCTTATCACGCAGTTTTTCAACCAACTTATCTGATAGTTCTTCGTTTCTCTTTTCTATAGCAGCAGTTAATTCATCTTTAGCGTTAGAATAGCACATGCCACCATTTAACATGATGGATACCCATAGGTGCTTCGCTTGCTCAATAGCGCAATATGAAATAACTACTCTCTCATTTTCCAAGCATAAAAATGGTCTCAGCTCATGCCTGTATTTATTTGCATTCATAACCCAGACAATTTCATCTTTACGCTTTTTCTGAGTTTCTATTTTATCCTTAGTTATTACGAAAGTATCATAAAAAGATTCAGCATTTACCAACCCACCGGAATAGGTTTTTATAGCATCAATAAAATTTTCTTTATCGATAACGGTCATTGCATACTTACCATCATAAAGCATTTCCGACTCAAAAGTCGCAAGCATGCGCATAGCATAAATAAACGGAAGATTATAAGTTGACTGAAATCCTATACCAAACAACGATTCATCTGCTTTTGCCAATTCATTGCTGTCAGATAATACATTCTGATTGCCTGCCAGCGCCGAATTAAAGTATATGACGGGATGATATTTTTCCGCTTCAATGGCCACATCTGAATAAGGCTTAATAAACACACCTGTAAATAACTCTGTGCTTTCGAATTTTTTACTCATAGCAATAAGAGACAATGCCTGTGATGCAGCACCATATATGTACATTCTAATGCACAATTCTTGGTTCAATTCAAATGCATCTTTATCATAAGCATCCATTAACCTATCCTGAAACAGCAAGCTGTTCTCAAGCCATAAATTCACTGAATCAATAACATTTCTAGCCATGTTTCGATTTTCAGAAAACACATCTATTATTTCACCACTATTTATCCCAGCCTCAACAATTTTGCTTCTTGCTTCTTTCTGTCGATAATAAAAATGATAAACCTCATCTAAAATCTTATATAAATCCTTTATTGATTTTTCAGGATTATTGTTCTTAAATTCGTTTGTCATTTCTGCCTGTATCTTAGAGGTAATTCCTGACAAATACTTAATAGACTCTTCTCTTGAAGAAATATGTAAATCCCTAGTGCCGAGATAATCTTTATAAAGTTCCCTTACCCTTTTTTCACTTACGTTAATTTCCTTCCAAAACGAACGAGTCATAAATACATACTCCATACAGTCAGCCTCCTTCCATAACATCTAATCCATTGCCTGCTATATTGCCAACAGTCGAGTTGCCGGATTAGACAACATCTAAATCACTCACTCAAATTGAGTTTGCACCCTAGATAACATCTATCCTAGTGCCACAACCCACGACATCTAATCCACAGCCTAAACACTCTGACCGTTTTTACAGTAGATATGTTTCAATATAAGAATTACGGACTTTCATGAGCTATTGCCTAATCTCAAAAAAGCCTGTAAATACGCTACTTTTCGCTATTTATTTATCTTTCCTAGACATCAAGCAAACCGTCTCCACATGTGTCGATAGGGTAATTGAGATGCACTTTCCAGAGTTTTCACTGTACTCTGGGAGTGAAAAATGTTGCACTCCTCTCTGATGAGGCCGCAAAAAATTGACATGATGCACTCTCTCCTGCCCTTGCATAGAAAAAGATTGCATTGTATTTTAGATGTAAGCCAGATCAGCTTACGATTGACTCTGCTCTTTCTCTATGATCCAATACTTCCAAAATTTCTTTCATATATTGTATCACAGATCATTTTGTTTTGGAAATCACTTTCCTCAAATGGGCAGAAGAAAACCTCCAAATCTGTTGTGGACTTGGAGGCTTGATTCCGACCATTTACTCTTTTTCAAAGAAATCTATGCTATATGTTGCGGAACAACAAAACTCTCATCTAACTGTTTATGTAAAAAAGAAATTGTAGTTAATATATCAATTGCATCCTGCTCATTTACAATCCATTTTATTTTCAACTCATGTGCTGTTACATTCCTTACCATATGCGTAACCCCATTTAACATTTCTTTTAGACCGTTTTGAGCATTTTTTTCCGAAGGTGTCTGTAATGAATTTATTGCTAATCGAGGATTATTAACTGCAAAAGCATTATTAAATAAATTTGAACCATCCTCCTGCATTCCTGTTTTTTCTCTTACCTTCTCAGACAAACTCTTAGCCGCCTCAAAAACTGCATGAAAATAATTTTCTTGTAAATATTCCTCTTTGCAACACTTTATTACATCCTGATGAATATGTCTTTTTTGTAATTCACTCACCAGATTTCTGGTTCTTCTTTCAACTTCTGAAATTGTAGTTGCTGCCTGAACCTTTAACAATTTTCCTTCGTTTGTCATCTGAAGTCCAATTAACATTAACGGTTTGTTAATTTCTAATAAAATCTCATCATAATTACCATTCTGGCCACTGATAAACCTTACCGGTTTCAGACTCTTTTTTATAAAATTAAGAAATGAATTCGATGCTCCATCCTGTTCTTGTCTTGCTAAAAATGTATAATAAATTCTCTTCCATTTTGTACTTTCATTACTGACATCCTGAACTCCACATTCCTGAAAAATTTCATTCATCTGACTTCCCGTCATGGTATCTGCAATTATACGCGCCAAAACCTCAACTTCTGAATTAGTAAGTTTTCTAATTCTCTCTGCCATAGCTTAATCCTCCTCACCCTAGTATATCATCTACATCGTTTAACTTTCACTTCAATTTTTTATATATTGTATCACAGATGATTATGTTTTGGAATTTCCCTTCCTCGCAAATGGACAGAAGAAAACCTCCAAATCTGTTGCAAACTTGGAGGCTTGATCCCAGCCATTTATACAATTAAAGCTTTTAGCAAACTACTCATTATGATTATTGTACAGTCTCATAAATTCATCCGCAAATTTCTTTACAAAATCTCTATCCAAAGCAGTTGCCAATGTTTCATCATTATACTGTGCTGCTTTGCTCCAATTATATGAACCATGCATTACAAATTCAAAATCTATAATGCAAAATTTATCATGCAGCCGATTGGACAAATATGCTCCTTTAAGTGGCACTTTTACCACCTCAAAATTACTTTCCAATTCACTCATCAACGTCATATTAGATTTTTCATTTGATGTAATAATTCTAATACTTATGCCCTGCTTTTTCTTTGCAAGTAATTCCTGAAAGATATCTCGGTCAGAAAACCACGCAACCGCTACCCAGATTGTATACTTTGCATTCCGAATGCCTTGAATAATTACATCTTTGATTCCATCAAATGCTACATCATGTTCATTTTGTCCATCATCTTCCAACTCTACCAATTTAGGTTTAATCTCAACTCCATACAAATCATAGTCATCATCTGGAATATAAATATCATTGGCTAAGTCAAAAAAAACATCTTTATATTCCTTTGCTTTTTTCAGCATTGGAATTGGCACTCTTAAATCCATATATTCCTGCCTCTGATTCGATACATGGGTATATGCACCGGTTTTTCTAAATGTAACTATAGAATATCTTAAAATCCCCAACAAATCATCTTTGTTCTGAATATCTTCATCATATTTTATAGTTTCTATCATTGTCTTTAAGAATTGTTTTTCATTCATTTACACATTCACTCTCCATCCGTATTTCCACATATACCCATTTTTTCATCAGATAATTTAACTGTATCTATTATTTCCCAAATCTTCATATAACAGGAGCCTCCAAGTTATTTAAACTTAAAGGCTCTCTTTTTCTTACATAACTTTATGCAAGCGCAGGTTCCTTCCCTGCAATAATCGCTTTCACTTCTTCTACGTTTTTATCTGTAGCCATAGCAATCTGCTCTACAGTAAAACCATTGTTATGCATATTAAGAATAATTTTTTCTTCTTTTCTTGCCTCTCCAATCGCAATACCATCTTCTTTTATTCCCTGACTCAAGTTACACATAACGCTCACATCCTTCCTGAAGTTCTCCTCAATAGGAATATCG